TGCCAAATTTCTTAATCGTAGTGGTTTATCTGCAATCCATTTTAATACAACACCCTGAGCTATATTTTTACCCTTAAAACTGTATTCACTTTTTTGAGGATTTTTAAAAAATTTAGGTCTTTTTTTAATATCTGAAGGTGAAGAACCTCTAACTCCTTGATCCAAAAACTCCCAGTAATCTTCCGCTTTTCCAAACGTCCAAGTTACACTAACACTATCTTTATCTGATTTAACTAAATAATCGAAATCTTTATATAACGTATTCGCCTTGGTTTGTCTTTTTTCCTTCTTTAATATATTACGCCCCTTCTGAACTACCGAAGCGCCCAATTTTTGAAAGACCTGTACTGTTTTATTAAATTTCATCAACTATTAGGGTCTACTGGAACAATACAAAGATTGTTAGGGTTATTAACATCTATATTTATACTTGCCGTCCACCCCGTTAAAAGATTGTTAAAACGGGCTGTGAATGGTTCGGCTGTTATCGGCAATTGTAATACCGCTTCACTATCCACCCACGAAGTCGTAGTTAAATTTTGTTTAAATTCATTAATAACATCTTGTAATATATTTAATGTTTCACTATAAGTATCTAGTCGACCTAATCTCTGTTTATTTGGCGCATCTCCAACTTCGTCGTTTATCATATCCATTACATATATCGTAAATGAATAAGTTAATACTCCCGTATTTATTGTAACCCCTCCAGGCTCTGCGTATAGTATTACATAATCTGTGGCGCCTAATTTATTAATGTCCACTTCATCGAGCTGACCAGAGTGAAAACTATTTATTTCGTAATGCTTATCTGCGATTGTTTCTAAATATCCTACTACGTTTCTAAAACTTATCATAGTTGTTTTTTTCTTTATTATTATAGTCCTGACTATAAGCCAGATATGTTAATACTTCTAAAATCGGTAATTCTGTTATTTTACCTATATCTAATATATTGTTACTCAATGAATATAATACATTGTACCAGCCCCACTTACTCTGTAGGCTTATACCCTTTGTTGTTTCATTTCCTGTTGCACTAAATAACGACGCGAAATCTTCGCCAATTTTTCGCCTAAAGTCAAAAAAAAACCTAAGCTACTTAATGCTATATCCATTGGACAATCCTTAAATAACTCTTCTTTAAATTCATCAGGGTTATATGGTTCTATTGCGTAGCGATCCTTCACTTTATTAATAATTTTTCTGTATAATATACTCATTATAATATGTAGATTTTCAATTGGGTTTTTACAATAGCTTTCTAAATCTATATACTCACCTGTTGTCAATTTATTTAAATTAGGCACAAATCCAAATTCAATATCCGAAAAAGTAAATATCTTTTTAAAATCTTCTTTTTTTGGTTCTGCGTCAATCATAGTTTTAATTATGTTCATTATCTCTAATAAATCAATATACGCCATTTTCTTAATTATAAAAGGGCTTACATTACACAATAAAGCCAAACTCCGTATTACCTTGTTTTTGTCACTCCCTTTACCCTCTTGTATTTTAACATATTCTTGATATGTGCCAATAGTTATGTCGCACCACTCACTCGGTATGCTTAGCTTTACTTCCTTCATTACTTATAAATATAAAATTGTTATTATTCGTTTTTAAGAGATGTAATACTTACCACTATATGAAACCATCAATTTATTTAATGCGACATATCTAACAGAATCTACTGCATGGTTAAAAGCGTCAATTGGTTTATTTGTTATCTCATTATTTTTGTTCTTTATCCACTTATAGTTGCGGAACTCCTTAATAGCGTTTACACTTCTTTTAGTTATATTTAATTTGTGTCGTTTTAAAACATCAATACCAATTCTAATACTATCCGCACCTTTCTTTGTTGGCTTGATATTAATACCACCCATTCTAAAAATCTCTTCAATAGATTTAGGTTCTGCGGAGTCTGCAAAAATCTCTATACTTCTATCAATACCTAATTGTTTAATCTTGTATGCTATATCCTGATTTGTTAAACCTCTTTCATATAAGAGTTCATCAATATATAAATCTAAATCGTGTTTATATACTTTTATTAAGCTGGTTGGATCTGCAGTAAATCCGAAATCTAAACCCAAGGCAATTGGTTTTGCGTTGTCAGGTATTCTATCAATTATATTAAATACAGGGAAAATGGTTTCAGTCGCGACCCCTCTTTGACCTTCACCAAAAACCCTGTATAAATTTTCATCTACTTCTTTAAGTCTTTCAATTTCTGATATTGTTGATTGCTCTAAAAATGGATTGTCTTTATACGTTGATATATGAAAGTCTACATCATCTCTGTCTGCATCTATTATTTGTGTATATAACCAATGGTATTGTTCTGATGGGTTAAAGTCAATTATTATTTTAAATGTAGTTCTCAAAGCCAATTGTGTATATTCTTCAAACCCAAATTCGTTACATTCATTAAGAAATAAAATCTCCCGTTTACGACCACGTACCCTTTGAGGTTGATCAACGCTTATAAATTCTATATAATTACCATACAGGCTGTATAAATGATTTGATTTGTTGTGTAGTCTTTCGTCGTATAAATTTTCTTTTTTAAGAATATCGAAAAAATCACGCATTGATGTTCCTCTTAATGCTGGCATCGTTTTACGTGCTATTGTAATATACAAACCTTTACCTTTATTTTTATATGCAAATTCTATTAATGCAAGTAGTACAGAGTAGGTCTTACCGCTTCTTGTACCACCCTGTAAAACACAGATTCGTTTAGTAGAATTTTTTACATCATAATATGGCTTAGCTTGTTTCGTCATCTTCTGTATTTATCCACGATGGAGGCGCCGCGCTTACATTTACATTTTGATCTGGCAGCCCTTCAATCCTGTCCAAAATTTCTTTTATTGCTTTTAGTTTTTCATTGTTATTACTATCCTTATGGAATGCAATTTGTATTAACATCTTTGCAATCGGACTACCGAAGTCACCACCGCCACCCATATTCGTGTCCTGTTTAGATAATAAGTCTTTTAATACAGTAGCTACATTTCTACTTCCCTTTGGTCGCCCTCGTTTTTCTGGTTGATTTTCAGAACTAAATTGTGTTGCTTTATTTGGAAATTCACTCATAATACACCGTTATTTTACCGATTTTTTATATTTAGGGTCTAACAATACTGGTATTGCATTGTTCCAGTTAATACGATGATGTAATCGTTTATGATTACCTAAAATTGATACCTTAACACAACTGGGTGAAAAGATAATCGTATAAAATGATTTAACATAAGTGCCACCAGTTAAATAAAATTCAGTTAAACCACCCTTATTTGTTTGTGTTATTAATTGATGCAATCTTAAATTAACTATCGTTAAAAATATATCACCTAAAGTACCTAATCTTACATACGTATTTACATCTTCATTAATTCTACCAATAAATTTAAATGGTCTGTCAACTGAACATATAAAAAAGTTCATAGCTTTTCGCGTTAATTTATGTTTAAATACTCGAGCTTGTTCACCACCAATAAAGTCTCCATCCTGAGCAATACATAATGTCTTTGCATTTGTATTAATATAATAATTCAATAACTTATTAAATACCTTGTCTAAATTCTTTATTAGTCGCTGTTTTGTTAAATAAGTATTATTACCATCCATTGTGTAACGAAAGCTTTTGTAGTCGTCGTCTAACACCAAGAAGTATTTTATATTTAAATCTCTTGCAATATCATAAACTGCATTACGAGCATAAACAACAACTCTGTCATCTTCAAAATTATCGCCAATATCAAATGTACCTTTGTAATCGGATTTATTAAATACTATAACATTATTCTTTTTTTTATATTGATCTATAGTCTTGTCATCACTTGAACAAATTAAAAATATATTGCCAGTATAACCTTGTTTTTCTAAAGCCTCTAAAGTATGTATTTTTTCTGGTCGTCCATACGTTAAAATAAATACCGCGAATTGTTTATTATTAACTTCCATACTCCTCAATATATTGGTCTGTAATTTCATTACTCAATTTAACATACCCACCTTCAATAGCTTTATTAAAATCTATAATAACCAAAGCACTCGACTCCATTAACTCCTGCATCTCTTCACTAGCGTTTGCGTAATAATCTGCTATTTTAGAATAGTCAAAAATTATATGTCTACTTGCAGCCTCTAATAAAAAATCTTTTTCCTGTTCTGAAACATTAGATTTTTTTATATTATTAATTAATTCATTTCGTTTTGTTTTATCGTTCAACATATCTAATGTAGGTGGATTGTCGGACGGAGTGTACTCTGGTGCATCTATTTTTTTTGTATATGGATTCTCACCTATTTTATCTATGTTTAAACCTAATTCTATTTCTTTAAAACCCCAGTCTTTTAATTCTTCTATTTCAAATTCATTTGCCAATATATCCATATCAAACTCACCACCACTTTTATTTAAACGTATATTCAATTCTCGTTCTTCTTGTTTTGTTAAATCTAATATAACACAATCAATATCTTTATATTTTAATTCTTTACAGACTTTTAGTCGTTGATGCCCACCGATTACAGTAAAATCTTTATTTAATATAATTGGATCAACCAAACCAAATTTAACAACAGAATCCTTTAAGTCGTTATATTGTTTTTTACTAATCTGTCGAGGATTATACTTGGCCGGTTTTAATTTATTTATTTTTATTTTCTCTATTTTCATTTAATCTTTTATTTAAGTCAATTATCGCATATACTTGGTGACATACGTTTTCTAAATGTTTGATCCTGGTATACATATTAAAAGCATTATCACTTTCACAGGCCATATGGCAGCTTCTACAAACAGCAACAAGATTTTCTATATAATCGTTTGTTATTTTGTTTCTTGTTCTTCTCTCAAGGTGGTGAATATCTACAGCCGGACTATTGCACATCTCGCACGGAATATAATCGCCCTCAGCATAACCAAAAAAATTCATATATACTTTAGTGTGTTTCTGCAACTTTCTTTTTTCTTTTTATTAATTTCAAGTCGTCTTTTAAAGATGATAATACAAATTTACCACCGCAGAAATAACAACCAGTTTTTGGACTTATTAAGCTAACCCTAACACAACTACAACAGAATCTAAACATTTTATTCATTTTTACAACTATTTACATAAACCTTCGCCAATTTCGCTAATGTTTGTTGTACACAACTGGTACAGCTTGACGGCTGTTTATTTGCATTAAATACTTTATTATACAATTTTACTAAGATGGCTTGATCTTTACCCGATATTGTACCCTTTTGTAACCTTGGTAAAATATCCTCATATATTTTAAATTCTTCGTTTGTGAATTGACGAACATACGGAAACATTTTATTTAATTTTTCCCTGCGTTTTTCACAACCACAATCCTCACCTAATACTTTTTTCGCGATCTTATCTACCCCCGTGGCCTTTAATGCCTTCTCTATACTATCACCTAAACCTTTACTTTCTTTTTTCATCGTAATGCTAAAATAAAAATTAATACTATAATAATACCTATTACAAACATACATTTGCTTACAAACTTTTCTGTTTTATCTCTCATTGATTAAATAATTTTTTACGTTTCTAATTGCTTTATATAATGTGTTTTTATTTATTCCTGTTGCCCTTTGCATATCCGATAAGCTAAACCCCTCACGATAATATATTTTAAAGACTTCAGTATCGAACCAATACAGATCTGTTAGCTTTTGTTCAATCCAATTTAGTCGCTGTTCCATCTCGATTTTGTTTTCTATTTCTTCCTCACTATTTTCTGTTAAATCTTCTTTCGCGATATTATCAAGACCAAAAGCAATATGATACTGATAGTATTTTCTGTATTTATAATGATAACGACTTGTGTTTGAATGTGCTTGATTTAACATAACTCTAACAAAATAAAAAGTCATTTGTTTTTTTTTAATTACTTCATTAATTTTTTTCTGATCACATTTATATAGTTCTTCAATTACAAAATGTAATAAGTCATCGCTTTGTTTTTCTCCGATTAATTTAATAGATATTTCTTTAAGTTTTTGGTAGTTGATTTCAAAATAGTCATTTAACATACTTTTATTACTGAGGGTATAAGTTCCTGTTTCATTAAATTATATTCTACATCTGTAATTCTACTAATATCTATTTCTGCTATATTATCAAATCGTTTATGTAGTTTATTATAAATATAATTTAATATATTTTCGTTTTTCCTTAAATCTCTTAAAATAAAAGATAAGTTTGCCCCGCTCGCAAAGAAAATTGTAAACAGGTAATTGTTAGTATCTACATAATTGTCGTATAATCTTTCATGCCTACTATTAAAAAAAGTTCTCTTAACTTGCACTTTCTAATACTTGCCAAATTAAAATAGCCATCACATCAACACTCATACTATTACCCGCTTGTTTATATAATTGTGAATCACTAACCACACGTTTAAAGGTTTCAGGAAACCCCTGTAATCGTAAACATTCAATTGGGGTTAATCTTCTAATACTTCTACGTTTTATTATCGGCACACTGGCTGTAGTTAAACAGGGTGACAATCTATTTTTTCTTATTCGTAGCCCCATATCTGCACGTACATCGGCAATCCACTCAATATCATTTTTTATATAAGTAACAAGATCATTAAAAGTAAATGGTATTTTTTTATTATGTCTTTTATTATATTCTTTTATTTTATTTAATTCTGTTTTTTTCAAATAGTATTTTTTATCTACTTTAATATCTAAAAAATTTTCTATTCTTTGAAATGGTTTTAATCCTGAAGGTTCAGGCCACCAAAAATTATTAGAATCACGAAAACCAATAATAAAAATTCGTTCTCTATTTTGAGGTAAACCATAATTTTTAGTATTTAAAACTTTATAATGAATATCGTATTTTAAGCTGTCTAAGGAGTCCATTATGGTTTTAAAGGTATTTCCCTTATCGTGCTTAACTAAACCCTTTACGTTCTCTAATATGAAGTACTTGGGGCGTTTTAGCTTTATATATTTAAACAGATCATAAAAAAGTGTACCGCGGGGGTCTTGAAACCCTTTTCGTTTTCCGGCTACGGAAAAAGCTTGACAGGGAAAACCCGCCACGTATAAATCACAATAAGGAGTTTTTGAGTGGTCACGTTTTCTAATGTCATCGTACCAGTTTTCTGTATTGTAATTTGCTAGAAAACTTTTTTTAGCGTGCTTATTTATATCACAAGCGAAAACAGATTTATATTCTATACCTAATTTGTTTAATGCTTGTTCAGGTGCACCGATACCTGAAAAGTCTGTACCTATTGTTAACATATTTTACCCTTTAAATAACGATTAATAATTTCTAATGTTTCATCGAGGCCGTTACATATCTCTGCAACATACCCTCGTTTGTTTAATTCATTACGCCAATGTAATTGTTCTTTTGTAGCTCTGTTATAACCTACCTTTAATTCTATTGCAAGCCCGTGCCATTTACCGACAGGTTCGTATATAAATAAATCTGGAAACCCTTTTTTATATCCTGACTTTTTGGCTTTTATTCTTTGTGACATATGAGCTTGATATTGCCCACCCATCGAACCGCAAAATAATATACCTTGTAAATCTAAATACTTACAGACCGCTTTTTGTAATTGGTATTCTTTCATATACAACTTTTTAAAATTTCTTCACATAATTCAGGGGGCACAATTGATCTTAGATAGTTCCCCTTTAAACCTTGTGTTCCTGTTTGTGAACCTCGTGGAGCTGGCTGGTGGTGGCAGTCTTTATTTCCATTAAAACACATTTCGCGAGGCTTCCAGCCTTCAGGATTAAATACATCGTATAAATGATTCGTCCAAATGTCAGTCGGTTTCATCCTATCTTCACCATATTGACAATAACAAACTGTTGTTCTATTTATTCCTTTGACAACCTCTAATTTTCTTAGTTTTCCACGAGGGTTTTCTATAAAATAAAATTCAGGTTTTAAAAAATTAATTATATCTAAAGTTTTTTGAACTATCTTAACCCCCAAAATAGCCTCTTTAGTTTTTGGCGTGTGGTCTTTATTCCAATGGTGTCCTATGCTGGCAACACTAAAATATGTACAGGGTGGACTTGCCCACACACAATCTATTTTATCAATACCCCTTTCAAATAATTTTTCCATTAATAAATGGTTATCCAAATTTAATATGTCAATTACTAAATCTATATTTTCAAAATCTTTATAATCTGTTGTAAATGTTTCAAAACCCATTTGTTGAGCAACCTTACTAAATGACCTTGAGCCCGCAAATAATTCTAATACTTTCATTTTTTTATTATTTTAAATTCTGTGTGTTCCTCACAACCTATACAAATATCTGTTTGTTCAAATACAGGTAATTCACAACAAGCGGATAATGTGTTTTCCTTAAACTGTTCGTCTTTTATAATTATATATTTTATCCTTTTACCCATTTCGTACCTGCGTTCGGTGAATATATACTTTTATAACCAAGACTTTTCAAATGTTTATAATACTCGTTTCTTTTAGTTTGATCTAATCTTTTATCGTACATCTCATCATAGTGTTCAGGAAACTTTGAATTACTTTTATTAAATCCATTCGTTGCCCATCTTTTTAATCTTAGGTTTATATCAAATGTTTTTTGTAATTCAGCTCTGAATTTTGTACCACTCTTATTTTTTTCAGTCCAGTATAAAAAGAAGTCGTTTTTATCATCATCACTTATACCAACAATTGAGTGTATGGATTTTTTAAAATCCTCTATTCTTTTTATTATGCTTTTCTTTTGCTTTTCTTTTGCTTTATTTATGCTTATGCTAGTAATGGGTTCGTTATTCGTTCGCATTGCGGTCGTATTACTCCATCTTTTTTTTGCGCTATCCTTGGCTTTTTTTGATTTTAAATTAATATCCTCTATTTGTTTATATAGTCGTTTAGAGTAGAAACAAGTACCCTCAATAATAAATAAATCAAAATCCTCTATTACTTTTTTTAATATAGTCGGATCACATTGCAAACCAAAAGCCAATGACTCATAATCGTCAATACACAATTTATTTTCTTCACTGAATAATAATTCCAGTATTGCCCAAAATATACCATAACCTTCATAACCTAACTTAGACCGCAACTTTATAACTCTAATGTCATTACGGGCGTTTGAATCGTGATTAAAATATGTTTTTTTCATAAGTTAAATATATAAAAAATAGTGCCCCTGCTAAACAATTAATATAAATTTGAAAACAAGTAAAAAAGCAAAGGCACTATACAAATTAAAACGGGGGTGTATCTTCTGATACTTCGTTATTTTCAATTATAATATCTTTTACCATTAAGGTATTGTAAAATTTTCCGTTATATTCCCTACTTTTTATATAAAAATTTATATTAATCAATTCACCTTCTCTTAATTTTTTCACCCCCTCGATCACATTAATTTTTTCTTGTCCGAAAATCTCAAACTGATGCTGATGGTTAAAATCTGAGTCCAGTTCCTCAATTGTTATTAGTTTTTTAACGAAATCACCTTTCGTTGTGTTGATCTCTATTTGTTCAACATTAAGTATTTTTCCACGTATTTTATACATATCTATTTATTTATTAATTATTATTTCTTTTAAATGCTTCGGCCTCATCTTCACCGAACACATTATTTTGATAAAAGCCACATAGCTTTAAACACGCCCGTGACATTGCCCGTTTCTCAGCCATTGCAACAGGGTAACTATTTGAATTATTTGCGGGCGCTGCTTCACCATAGGTTTCTATAACTTTATCACCCATTGTTGCAGTCGCTTTTATTATTACACATTTAGTGTCTGGTGAATTATATATTAATTCATAATTAATTATTATATCATTAGCCGCCTGTATTTTATCAATACCACTTCGTGTAATAATCGTATAGAATTTATGTTTAAAATAATCTTGATCCGTTAAGTTATTTTCTACAAATAACCTATTTAAAATTTCTTTATCTTTCATAGTTATACATTTAATAAATCAATTAACTCTATATTTAATATGTCGCACAATCTTGCAGCCTCACTTATTTTAAACGTGCCAGGATCGGACAATTTACTTAACATCGTAGGGTACGACATATTCATATAACCAGATAACTCTAATTTGGTAATCTTGTGTTTAAACATCTCATACGCTATGGCGTTTTTTATACTTTCATTCATAATTTATTTTCTTTAATGTTAATTGCAATAATAATAAAACTTTTTAACATATCAATAAATTATTTTAATAGTTGCTAACAATTAGAATGTTAATAAGTTATAAACTTTTTTTTACATTTATTTGGATTGTATATAAAATTTTCTTTATATTTGTAGTATAATCATTAAAATTAAACAAAATGAAAACAACAGTTAAATATAATTCAAACATAAGCAAAATTCTAAGAGGACAAACTAAAGGCTATCACGATTGGTATATTAAAGAAATAATGCAAAATTCTGATAATTATATAATAGAAGAAAAATATAAAATTGGCCAGAAATTAAATTATAATGGGGTTACTTGGAAGATTACAGATGTACAGCCTGGATTTTTAAGAATTGAATCTATTACAAAATCTGTTCAAGGACAAAAAACTATATATAAAATTAATTAATAATGAAAACATTATATAAATATAGAGGAACTTTAGTTGATGTTGAAAAGCATTTTGATGGGGTTTGTGAAATTTGTACCGAGAAATATCTGGTTTTATTATTAAACAACTACAAAGGGAAAAAATACATCCCATTAAGTAAAATAGTATTTATATAAACAATTAAAAATAAAAGTTATGAAAACAGAAATAAATATTTATTCGTGGGATCAAATAAACAAAGCTTTAATGGCTCAAGGAACACCACCAAAGCAAATTTTACGTTTCCTTTCAGAATTGAACAAACAAATTAAATAAATAATAACAGGGGGGTGAAATTCCCCCCAATTAAAAAACAAGTTATGACAAAATTATATTTAGAAGGTACAGAGAAATTAACGATTGAATTTTCTCTTATTGAATTTAAAGTTAATGCTCAAAATAGATTAGAGTATTATACAGACAAATTAAATGGATCATCGAGCACAGAAGATGTAAACCACTACACCGATTTAATCCGTGTTCAAAAAAGTAAATTAAAAAACATTAATAACATATTAAATAAACTTTAATAAATTTAATTTGATATTAAATAAATTTTATATATATTTACAATATAATAACAATTAAAAAAATAATAAAATGAAAACAATGACTGAAAAACAAGTAATAGAACATTTTGAGGAATTTGAACTCCCTTGTGTTAAGGAACAATACGAACAAGATGGTATAATTGACGGCCCTGCTCGTAGGGAGGCATTTAATAATTATACAGATTTTTTATGTAAAGAGGGTATAATTACAGAAGACCTTTACAACGAAATTTGTTTGCCTAAACATTTAGATAATTAAAATATGAGAACAATAAATTTTATTATGATCGGAATAATTGGGGGCTACTTTTTAGCCCGAGTATTAACAACACTAATTTTTGGAATATGACACAAAAAGAAATCGACGAAATGATGGAAGGCCTACAACCACAGGCCGAACTTAATGAATACTTAATAGAAGGTAAAGGTTATTATAGTGGTATGACAACCGACCCAACATTTTTTGGACTGCAAATGTCTGATATAAGCATCGGTTACGGATATATTGAAGTAAAATGTACGGAAGATGAACTAACAACTATATTAGAAAAACTTTACCAGGACGAAACCTATTTTAAAGTTATAGGTGTTCACAAAGCAAATTAATTATGAAAACATTAAACTGGTGGAATGAATCAGAAAAACCTTTTAACGAAAGATTAGAAGAGTTAGACGAAAAGATTAAAACCACACAAAAAAAAGAACTGATTGAATTTAGAAAAAT